GGATGATTTTGTTTTGGAACTCTTAAAAATCCATCTTCAAAAATAATAGGTTCTAATATTACATTTCCATCTTGCTCTTCTTCAAAAATACTTTTTTGATTTTTAGCATAACGAATTGCTCTATTAATCCCTGTTTTTTCGTCAAAATATAATAGTGATTTTCTCTTAGTATGTCGAGAAGGTATTGTGTAGCTCAAAGGAGCTTTGTCTTTGGTTAATTTGTAGACTTTGTCTACGAATGTCTTTTTACTTTTTTTCATTTGATTTAATTTAATATTTTAAAAAATATCTAGGGGTAGAGTGCAGGGCATCTACCCCCGATATTATAATCCTACTTCTTAGTTAGTAAAGATGAAGAAGTTGTTAGCACCTAGAGTACATAAAGCTCTTTCTGATAAGAAGTTAACTTCCATCGCATCCAATGACGATGTAGCAGCTCCTCCAGCAGAACCTGTAATCCAAGTTTTGTATCTCCTGTCTTCAGTCTCACTAGCTCTATATCTAACATGAAGGAAAGGTCTCTTAGCGTTTTTACCAAGAACTTGATCGTATACAGTAGTTGAGCCTGCTGGTACTAAAATACCATTGATTGCTCCACCAACTATATCACCTCTCATTGTTGGATCGTTAAGATACTTCCAGTCACTTTTATAGAAGTCATATCCTCTACGGAATCCAGAGAATCCTAAGTTTAGGGCCATTTCCTCGTCATTGTCAAAAAGACCATATGATGTTCCACCAGGATTACCATATGAATTTTGAGCAGCTAACATATCGTCAATGTCAAATCCAAACTCTCTATTTACAAATAGAACATTCTCTTCAATAGAACCTTGCTTGTCAAGTCTTTGAATAATTGCATCAAAGTCTGCTAAAGTAGTAGGGTTACCACCACTCCAAACATTTCCTCTATCTTCAATCACATAAAACAGTCCTTCAGAACCTTTGTTACCAACACCTGAAGCTACTCCTGCTGCAATTGCTGCAACACCTGAACCACCTTCTGCTGGAACTGCTTCCACCATTGCTGTTTCTAAGTAATCTTCAAATCTTAGTCTTGTTTCATGCTCTGATTTTAGATACCACAAGAATCCTGTAGCTCCGTTCTCAGTTGTTACTTCAATCCATCCAATCTGTGCCATATCTGAACCACTAACTGCATAGTGATCTTTAATGATGATTGGTGAATTTTCAAAGATGAAGTCATCAGCCTCTAACTGTCCTTCCATACCGATAGCTCCTTTTTGAAATTCAGAACCATAGATAAATAATGAACATTGAACAGCTGCAGCCATTGACTGCCCTGCTGCTTCATAGTAGGCAACATCAATAGTACCATTAGCCGTGTCAACTGCAGTAACAAGTGCCTTGTTGCTGTTTGTTGATCCGATTGAGCTATCTGATAATAAAATTGTTTGTCCTACTCTGATGGCTATACTACCTGAACCAGGTACTAACACATCATTAATTGTTAAAGTGGCTGTAGCAGAAGCTGCTGCTGCCCCTGATACTACATCTACATACTTTGTATGTAATCTTCCTTGCTCTGCCCATTTAATAAGGTCAGAGTTAGAAGGCATTTCAGCGCCTACCATTCTTAAGAATGACGCAACTGTACGATTACCATATCTTTCAAATTCTTTCTCATATGTATCAGGCAGATACTGATTCAAGAAATCGAAGTTGGTAATGTAGTTTGTCTGTAATAAAACCTGTTCTGAACTTGGTTGCAAGTCAAACCCAGGTACTGCATCTACTGGCATAACTAATAATTTTTAATTTTTTAAACTTACTTTTTCTTACTTCTGATCTTCAATCCTCTACCACTTGTATCAGAAATAGGTCTAGCTTTAAAACCTGTGTCGCCTATGGCTTGTGGCGTTTGCCTTACATTCATGTTGATGTTCTTACTTTTCTTCGTAACATCACCAATTGCATCTGCCTTGCCTTGCTCATAAAAATATTGAGCAAACTTTTGTGGGTTCATTGCTGCACTAAGTGCAGTATGCCACCCAACAGCATCACTAATCAAACCGTCTTCACCAACATAATTATTGATAAACGATTCTAGGTTCAATTGTTTTGACCTCATTTCTTTCGCATCACCATAAGCATACGATATTTTTTTATCTCCTATTTCGAACTCAAAACCTTTGAATTCAGGATGAAAAACTTTATCAGTCTGCTTCAGAAAATATTCATTTTTTTTCTGGTTGGCTTCCTGCATGGTCTTGGATTGTTGAACATAATTTCTATATGCCTGAAGTTCCTCTATAGTTTCTTTGGGAATAGAACCCCCACTTGACTCAAGAGGGATGCTGTAAGTTTCCTTTAGCTCGTTGAGATACTTTTTAGCTTTTGAAATTTCTCTTTTTTTAGCAATATTCTTTTTCTTTATCTCTTTTTGATCTTCAAGCTCCTCATCATAAGAAAACTTGTCGTCCATTAAATACTGAATATCTTCAGCATCTAAATCAGATTCAGTCATAGAATAATACTCACGCAGGATTTGGTCATCAGATAGTTTTGTAAAATCTCTATTTGCTTTTACAAAATCTTCAAAACCTCTTCCTGTGTTCTTTTTAAAATCCAAATATTTAGAGACATCTTCTGGTAGTGGTTCATTTTCTTTTTGCTTAGTAAATAAATCATCTACTGAAGATATATCTTTATTATATCTATTTTTAATATATGAAAGAACGTCTTCGTCTTTTATAGTTGGACTTTCAACTTCCGAGCTAGGCTCGGATTCTTGTTCTACAGCTGGTTTCTCAACCTCGACAGTTTCTGTCTTTTCTGCAGATGTTTCTTCAACCTTTTCAGGTTCTTTATTTTCTTTTTCGTGCTTTTTTAATAGTTTTTCCTCTACTTCCTGTACGGACTTTTCCTCTACAGGATTTACTTCTTTAAATTTTAATTCCATTTTATTTAATTTTTACAAAGTTAATATATAATTATAAATGTTTTTTAAGCCTATCTTGGCTCAAACTCAGCTAAATCAAAGCCATCTAAACTATCTTCGTTTGATTCAAATTTTATAGGTGGTAAGTTGTTTTTACGCTGTTGAATCAATTCCGATTGTTGAGTATTGCCTTGAGTTATTCTATCAGCTTTTGCTCGCTCTCTAGCTGATTCTCTATCTTTCAATCCCTCTTGCTGTCCTTTTTGAAGTTGCATTTGCAACTGAAACTCTAATTTCATAAGTTCAGATTTAATTGCTGCTTCGCCTTTCATTTTTTCTACACTAAATTTAGCTTTAGCCTGTTCAATTTCCATGGCTGCTTTTGTTTCCATTTGCATTTTTTGCATTGCAGCCTGAGCAGCCATCTGCTGAGATTGTTGATTTATTTGTGCTTGTTGTTGAGCTTTTGCAGCTTGAGCCTGTCTTTCTTCATCGGCTTTAGCTTTTCTTCTAACCTTTAACATTTGATTGGCTAACTTGATGTTTCTGATTTCTCTTATATCAATTGCATCCTCAAGACTAATATCTTCTTTAGACAACGCCATCTGAATATTTTGCTCTAACAGTTTTTCTTGCTCTTCATCTGGTGCTACCTCTATAAATATTCCAAAATCACTTAAATATAATTGAGATATCTCCGTTAATATAGCAACATTAAACTTTCCTACTTGATTTACAAACTCTTCTCTAAAATCAGAAAACTCTAGCAAATCAGCAATTCTGCTTGAAAGTGCAGTACACAATCTTTCACTCATTACTAATCCAGCATCTAAGATGTGCCTTGTTGCTGTATTGCTACTCAAAGCTGCTAATTTTTGCAACCCAACTAAAGAATAAGAATCTGGAGTTGATCCGTCTCTTGCTTCATTAAGACCTGTAACATCTCTTAGCATTTGCATATAATGATTATATGTGCCAACCAAACTTTGTATTTTTGCTTGTCCAGAATTATTATTTAGTTGAGTAATCGGAACTCTAGCATTATTAAAGTCTCCGTCTTGTGTAAAAGACCTACCAATAACAGAACCTGTTTGAAAAAACATTCTTAAAGCGTCTTCTGGATTATAAGTATTACCAGTTCCTAAGTCGACTTCGTTCAAGCCATCAGCATCAATGAAAACTCCATCTGGAACTACCCTGGCAATGACTTGTTGTAATTTTAAATGAGTAATTTGAATTAAGTCAGCAAAAGTTATCATTCTTCTAACTAAAGACTCCAATATACCTTTATACATTCTAGGTGCTGAAGCAATAAACTCTGGATACACTTCTTGTGAAGCAGATGCAGGTCTTGCCATGTTTTCTGCCATTTGCCACTTCAACATAATGTTTGTACCCATAACCATTACTCCTTCATACCATACATCTATTGTTTTAGAAATTTTTTCAAATTTTCCTTCTTCTTGCATTTCTGGCGTAGGATCAAAAGTGTCATCTTTTTCGATTACTTTTTCTGCTCCTAAATTATTTACTTTCTTTTTATAGGTAAAAGTATGTGTAGTCTTGTAGTTAAAAAATAAGCATGTAGCGCTATCTTTACTAAACATACTGTTG